TTCGAAAAGAAGATGGTCATTTTTTAATCGAGATCGCTGTTGCAGGATTTAGTAAAGATGACGTTGACCTAACTCTTGAGAAAGGAGTTTTAACTATCACAGGCAACAGGCCTACAAATAGTACAGATAGAGACTACGCACATCGCGGAATCTCAACAAGGGGATTTGAAAGAAAATTTACTATAGCTGACACCGTAAGTGTTATTGGTGCAGATATCGTAGATGGTATGCTTGTCATTGCCCTGGAAAATAATATTCCAGAAGAAGATAAGCCTCAAATCATTAAGTTAGGTAAACTCAATAAAGCAGCAACTTTGCTGTTGGGTTAAAAACTAAGGAGCGTTATGGCATATTCAGAAAAGGTTTTAGATCACTACAATAATCCACGCAATGTGGGTAAGATGGATCCCAAGGATCCCACGGTAGGTACTGGTATGGTAGGCGCTCCTGCTTGCGGCGATGTAATGCGACTTCAAATAAAGATTGAAGATGGCATATGCACAAACGCTGTATTCAAAACATATGGCTGTGGATCAGCAATCGCTTCTAGTTCACTATTAACTGAATGGGTTAAAGGTAAATCAGTTTCAGCAATTCAAGCAATTAAAAATACTGAAATTGTTGAAGAGCTTAACCTTCCACCAGTGAAAATACATTGTAGTGTATTAGCAGAGGATGCAATCAAATCAGCAGTCAAAGATTACGTAGACAAACAACCAAGGACACATAGATAATGAATGATTATAAATTAATCCGACTTACGTCGGGCGAAGAGATATTAGTTGGAATAAAGAAGAGAGATGAAAAAACCACAGTAGTAACAGACCCCGTTCTTTTAATACCAGATCCTGGATCTCAAGGTAGAATAAGCTTTGTACCATATTTGTCTTATTGTGAGATGGATGAATTAGTTATAAAGGAAGAGCATATCATGTTTATCTGTGAGCCTGAACAAGGTTTGCAAGACAAGTATAAAGACATGGTTGATGGCAAAATCAAATTAGCAATACCACCTCAACAGGAAATATTTCAATAGAGGTATGTACTTTACGTGGTATCATGTTATAATGGTACCATGACAAATTCTTTCTATACTAATGCTTTCCGTCACGGGAAGGTAATCAAATACGTGGGATATGAGGAAGGCAAGAAAGTATCCTTCACTATTCCATACACACCAACTCTATTCGTTACCAACAAAGGTAATAACAAACATGACTGGAATGCCTTAGACGGTACTTCCGTTGAGCCTATTGTATTCGGTTCAATGGGTGAAGCCACTGACTTTGTCAAGTCTTATGCTGATGTCCCTGGCTTTAAAGTCTTTGGCAATACAAATTATGTTGTACAATATCTTAATGACCAATTCCCTGGTGAGATCAAGTGGGATCGTAATACAATTAATGTTACATCAATAGATATTGAAACAAAGTTCGGTGATGGTTTCCCTGAGCCGGCTCTGGCTGATCAGGAAGTAACAGCAATCACCATGAAGAATAATATTGATGATACCTATTACACATTCGGTTGTGGTGAGTATGATGTAGACAAAGCATTATTGCAAACACATGATGTGATCTATGTCAAGTGTGCAGATGAGAGAGAACTCTTACACAAATTTGTATATCACTGGGCAAAGACATCACCTGATGTTGTTACAGGCTGGAACTGTGAGTTCTTTGATATACCATACTTAATCAATCGTATACGTAAGATCAATGGCGAATCTCGTATGAAGATGTTATCACCATGGAGAATGATTGATGAACGTGAGACACATACAGGCTTCGGTCAAAAGACTCTTAAGTATGAAATCAAAGGTGTTGCTGTCTTAGACTACATGGCAATCTTTAAGAAGTTCGGTTATTCATATGGTCCACAAGAATCATATAAGCTTGATCATATTGCAAGTGTTGTACTCGGTGAGAGGAAGCTTGACTTCGGTGAAGCCTCTGACCTAAATGAATTACATGACAATGACTATCAAAAGTTTATTGACTATAACATTAAAGACGTAGAGCTAATCGACCGTATGGAAGACAAGCTCGGTCTTATTAGTCTATGTCTAACCATGGCATATAAAGGTGGTGTTAACTATGAGCAAGTGTTAGGCACTGTGGCTATATGGGATTCACTGATCTATAGAGACTTACATTCTAAACGTATTGCTGTTCCTATGAATGAGGAATCATTTAAAGGTGCATACCCCGGCGGTTATGTTAAAGAACCACATGTCGGTATGCATGATTGGGTATGTTCGTTTGACTTAAACTCTCTGTATCCTTCAATCATTATGCAATACAATATGTCTCCCGAGACTATCCTTCTTGATGATGAGCCTAATGTTACTGTTGAAACAGTACTAGCCAAACAAGTAAAGAATACTAAACCTGATACGGCCTTAGCTGTTGGCGGTACACGATTCAGTACAAAGAAGCTTGGTGTATTACCATCAATCATTCAAGAGATCTATACCGAACGTGTCAAATTCAAGCAAGCACAAATCAAAGCTGAGCAAGAGCTAGAGCTTACCGCCACTAAGTCAGAAGTGTATGGCTTAGAGAAACGTATTGCTATTGCCAAGAACCAACAGATGGCATTAAAGATCCTACTCAACTCTTTGTATGGTGCGATGGGTAATAAATGGTTTAGATACTTTGACATGCGTATCGCTGAAGGTATCACCCTGACTGGTCAAGCAACCATTCGTTGGGCAGAGAATCATCTTAATGATTACTTAAATGCAGCATTGCAAACCAAGAAAGATTATGTTGTTGCTATTGATACTGACTCGGTCTATGTTCGTCTTGATGAATTTGTTAATCGTCTTGGTCCAGCAAACCCTATTGACTTCTTAGATCAGATGTGTTCGACTGCATTAGAAGGTGCACTCGCCAAATGTTATGATGAATTATATACTACCCTCGGTGGTATTGATAACAAGATGGTTATGGGTCGTGAGGTAATTGCTTCTCGTGGTATATGGACAGCTAAGAAGAGATACATATTAAACGTACATGACAATGAAGGTGTACGATATGCCAAACCTAAGTTAAAGATTATGGGTATTGAAGCAATCAAATCATCTACCCCGGCCATATGTAGACAAGCACTCAAAGATATATTCAAAAGGATCATAGATACTGATCAGGAAACTGTACAAGCAGACATAGCAAACTTTAAGATTGCATTCAAGCAGGCATCGGCTGAGGAAGTTAGCTTTCCTCGTGGTGTGAATAACATCGGCAAGTGGACTGATAAGCTAACTGTGTATAAGAAAGGTACACCGATCCATATTCGTGGAGCAATCCTCCATAACAATTTAGTTACAAAAGAGAAGTTAGGTAGATCTATTCAGAAGATAACCAGTGGTGACAAGGTCAAGTTCACATATCTTGTCAAGCCAAATCCTATCAAAGAGAATGTTATTGCATTCGTTGATTATCTTCCAAGGCAATTTAAACTTGAGCAATACGTAGATTATAATTTACAGTTCGAGAAGACATTCTTAGGTGCAATCGAACCTGTATTAGAAGCAGTTGGATGGACCAGTGAGAAACATATATCACTTGAAGATTTTTTCGTATAAAGGTATGTACATTGAACAGATGTATGATATAATAGTATTACAAATTAGAAAAGGAGACTTATGTCAGCAGATTGGGTAAACGATATTAACCGTATGCAAAACAAATACGGTGTTAGAGAATGGATTGGCCACGCCACACCATTTCAACTTAAGAAGTTTCTTGAGTTTAGATTAGACTTCATCAAAGAAGAATATGATGAGACTAAAGAAGCTTTAGTACTTGATGATGCAGAGGAGATCGTAGATGGTCTTATTGATCTCTGTGTTGTAGCAATAGGTACATTAGATGCAATGGGTGTAAATGCACACAAAGCATGGGATGCAGTATTAAATGCTAATATGGCAAAGGAAGTTGGTGTGAAAGAATCACGTCCAAATCCTTTAGGCTTACCAGATCTAATCAAACCTGAAGGTTGGAAAGCACCAAGTCATGAAGATAATCATGGTGTAATACCTTCAAGCTTTGATGATGCTGACCTTATCGATCGATGGTCATCAGATGAACGTATGAATATTATTGGTCAGAACGGTAATGATGGTTTACACTATCCACCTCCTGGACCAGATGGTTACACTCCACATCCAGGACCATTAGATGGTACGAGTGAACGTGAACCAATTGACTTTTACAAAGATTCAGAATATATTAGACTTTATGGAGATAAGAATGAAAGTAATTAAGGAAGATGTTACGTACGACATGTGGTTACAGATGTATAAAGATACAAATGTAGATAAGATCACATTAGATGAGCATACTGTATACTCACGTTTATTCAAAGCCTGGAGAGCAGGCAATATAGAGAGAGTTACTGTTTGAAATCCCTTACCTTATTTAAAAGTATATTTGACAATAAGACACATAAACGTGTAGACTTTAATGATGACGCTACATTTGAGAAACTGTTCTTTGACTTGGCTGCCCTACCACTCAAAGATAAGAAGTCTGCCACGTTAATATCACCAGCAATATATGAACCAGACACCACTCGGTCAAATGCTAGTGTGATAGGATGGGCTGGTTGGTGTGCAGTAGATGTTGATGAACACGTATTTGATGGAGATCTTGAGAAAGAATTGCTTGACCATTACGGTCAATGGAATCACATTATATATTCTACTGCATCATCTACTAAAGAACATCCTAAGTTTAGGATAGTATTTCCACTTACTGAAGATGTACCTAAAGATAAGATTAAACATTTTTGGTTTGCATTGAATAAAGAGTTAGGTGACATTGGTGACCCTCAAACAAAAGATTTAAGTCGTATGTATTATGTCCCTGGTACATATGAAGGTGCATATAATTTTATATATAATTGCTTTAGTGGTATCGATATGAATCCATATGATATAATGGCTAAGTACGATTATGTTGAAAGATCAGGTAGCTTATTAGATAATCTACCACCAGCAATTAAGACAGCAATGCTGGCTCACCGTAAGAATGAAATGATAAACACAGATGTGTCATGGAATAATTATAAAGACTGTCCATTTGTTAATAAGAAAATGGTTAAAGAGTATCAAGTAATTACTGACACAGGTTGGTATACAAAGATGTATGCCATTATGGTTTCAATTGCAGGTAATGCGATACGTAAGAAGTATCCAATCACTGCCAATGAGATCACCATATTATGTAAGGAGATAGATTATGAGAATGGAAACTGGTATAAGTCAAGACCCTTCGATAAGGAGGCAGACCGTGCAATTGAATTCGTATACGGAAACCTTTAACCAAACTGATATAGACCCTAAGCGTCTATACGACAGGGCATTCAAAGAGTCTGAAAAGATTACTTGGAACCCTAACAATAGAACCAAACAAAGGATATTAGAAGACTGCATGATGGGTCAATGTGCTGAACTATATCTATTAGACAAGTGTGGATTCTCTGATAAC